CGTATGGTACGGGTGGCGGGTCATCTACAACCTCCGGTTTCACAATCTCTTACACTGTATAAGGAATAAAAATGGCCATACAACTAATAGACACAGCTACGCCGCAAGTTGGTTTAAAGGGCGGCGCTGCGAAGATAAACGCGAATTTTACTGATTCCGAAAATGCAGCGTCTCGCCTAGTTCAATCATCTCCGACAGACACCACGGATGGCGCATTGATGGCTGTAGGGGCGTTTGGTTTGGGTGCATCTAACGCCCCAATACCAACCGAAACAAACGCAGACAACTACCTAACGGCGGGTACATTCTCCTGCGCAAATATAACCTCCGGCCTTCCATCTGAAGTAAACACTGCTGCGAGTATTACAGTAATCCCTCGACTGGATGGAAGTTCAGACCATGAATTTACGCAAATTGTAGAATGGAGAGGTCAGACACTCAGAAGGTTCAGACAGAATGGCACTTGGTCAGAATGGCAGCGCATAGACCCGCAGGCGTTTGGTTTGGGGGCTAAGCTAGGAGGCTCAATAGACCCCAATACTGTATCTGATTCTACTCAAGTATTTTTTAGCTCCCAAGCGGAGCCCAATGCACCCAGCGGCGACTCTGGTTGGCATATTACGCATTTCGCCAATACTACTTCCGGCTACGCTTCTCAAATTGCTGTAGCAGCAGACAATCCAGTCTCAATGTATATTCGAACTCAGGATAGCGGCACTTGGTCAGACTGGAAGCGCACAGACCCGCAAGCGTTTGGGTGGGGTCTGGATACTGGGTTAAACTCTAGTGCAGACTTAAACACCTACCTTACGTCAGGCCAATACAGTGTACAAAGCGCGTCTCCAAACAATCCAACAGGTAATGCTATTTTAACTGTTGGGGTTCGCAATAGTACGAATGTAACGCAACATTTACAGGCTACTATAGCGAGCAATGGTTCGTATGAGCGTACACTATCGGCTGGAATCTGGTCAGAATGGCAACCAGTCTATACAGGGGCGAATCTAATCCTGCACAAATGGACGCTGGATAGTCTCAACTATTTTCCGTTCCCGTTTGTCAAGGCAGCCAGTAGCGAGCGCATAGCTATTATACCTACATACTCGGACAAGCCTGTGACATCCATAACGGTTACGGGTAGCATGGAACTTTACACAGGTTCATTGGTGACCGGCCTCGACTCCTCTAATATTCTACTGGAAAAATCGGGTGCTGGTTATGCGTTTATAAAAGTGACCCAGTATAATATTAGTGGCGATACTTGGGAGTCTAACAGCTACCTTCGCGGCGTTTCTGGTGGTACAGCTTCTTTGGAGTTTAATTTCTAATGAAAAAACTAATTGAATATGTAGACGGTTGGCGCTGGCACGACGGCGGAACATCTAGCGCGCCTTTTGAAAAAGACAGTGAGCTTTATCTGCAAAAAATTGAAGACGGTTTTGAAGTCGTAGAGATGACACAAGCCGAAAAGGATGCATACAAGACAGAGCAAGAACGGGCTGACATTATCGCGCAAATCGCCAAGCTCGACCTACCGCTTTACACTTTAGAGCGCGCTCTGGCTGGCGACGTTGAGGCGCAGGACAAAATAGCAGCCAATGAGCTGGAGAAACAGAAATTAAGGGCACTTTTAAAATAATGATTAAGACAATCCGAGCCATCGAGGGTGCGTTAATTGTGGCGCTTTTCGTTGGCTTAGGCTTGTCTTTTATCATTTACCGCCTTGGCCGGAGAATATCAGCCATCCGACACGCCCTAGAATTGCGAGCCAAGCTGAAGAGGCAAAGAAAATCGCAAGCTTCCAGTAAATCTCGGTTCTCGTTTTATGCGTTTTTAGGTCACTTAATTCGCTGGTGATTATGCTCAAAACCGATCTATTCTGTTCTGCAACTGTGTCTAGGCGCTCTAATAGTGCGTTGTGCTTAATGTCGTTGCGCTCGTTGCTGTTTTTTATAGTCTCGTGCACCAATATTAATTGAGAGTCAAGCTCGCCCCGTGTCACGTGTTCACCAGTCATGGAATACCTTAGAAATATGATGTATATTGTACTAGTGATTATAACTTAAACAATACGGCATTGGTACGGGTGTGAAATGGAACTACTTTTAAAACGTCTAGGCGGGGATGACGAGACCACTGTTGGCGCGCTTTATATCAATCAAGGTGTCGCTGGGTACCTATTCTGTTTTACTATTGAAGATGAGCGCAGATTCAGTAAGGTACCAGGGGAAACACGCATCCCAGCGGGGCGATACAAGATTGATCTGAACAGACTTGGTGGCATGAATGCGCGTTATTCGCGATACCCATGGCATAAGGGTATGTTAGAATTGCAGGACGTGCCACGGTTTGAGTTTATCTATATTCATCCAGGCAATGACGACGACGACACTGAAGGCTGTATCCTGCCTAACTACAAGGCCGACGCCGAGAATATGCGCGGCGAAAACAGCTTCGAGTGCTACAAAGACCTGTATTTATTGGTCATTGCGGCAATGAAGGACGAAGAAGACGTGTACATTACAATCACAGACGAGGAATTCTGAATGGGAAAGAAATGGTATCAATCAAAAGCAGTATGGGGCGGATTAATCGCAGTGGCCGCGGCAATTGCTGGCGCTTTCGGGTATGCAGTTAGCCCAGAGGAGCAAGCAAGTCTAGTGGAAGCTCTCGTGGCAATCGGTGGCGGCGTGGGCGGTGTCCTTGCTGTCTATGGTCGAGTTAAAGCAGATTCTTACATTAAGAAATGAAAAGCTTAGCTAAACTGCTGCTAGAACTGCTCTCCATGTGGGAGCAGTACAAGGCAGATCAGAAAAGGATGAGACGAGATGCAGCTATTGAAAAAGCTCGCAAAGATCCCGTTGGTGCTTTCAATGACCATTTTGGCGGGGTGTCTGGCGATGCCGCAAAAGCCAGTAAAGCCGATAAAACCGAGCATTAAAGCTGAGTACAAAATAGAAAACGTCTGCTTTTCGAGGGCAGACGCTTCGAGTTTATTCCAGTACATCATCGAGTTAGAAGCTGGCTACGAGTGATCGGCTAGGGCTATTAATACTAGGCACTCGCAGATTGCGCGTAGTGGGTTTTTGTCGATTCCTGCAAAGTGACCCATCACACTAAAGGCTGTAACCTCACCTGTTTTTGAGTTTTGATACAGATCGATCTGTAGATTGTGCTCAACCGCTAAAGGCATTGTGATATTCCAGTCTTCCAGATAATTAAACTTCCCTTTTTGAACTCCTTTTATAATGTCTTTATCTTCTGCCCAGTAGGGCATGAATGAATCCAACATAGCCCTATTCAGCTCTGTGTCGCTTAGCGCGCTTACTTGTTCTGGTGTCATTTGTTTACTCCTATCAATATTTCGCCTTCTTTTTGCTCGTATGGGTTTAGACTTCCGTCTTCGTTAAATCGTTCTGCTGGCGTGCTTATTAAAACCTGTGATTGCATATTAATTACACTTTTTATTCCTGCGATCTGTGCCTCCTGAATCCATGCTGGTAACCCGCTAGCCATTATTTGAGATGCAGCCTTTAAATAAGAATTGGATGCGCGCCCAAGCACAATGCTCAACGCCTTTTTCTTTCCTTCTATTGACATAACATCGCCTCCAACTCTAATCGCGTCATCTTCACGCCGTTAATGTAATACGTCCATGTGCCGTTTATGCGGGTGGCTTTCATTTTAATCCCTCAAATATATGCGCTATAACATCAACCGTCCAGCCGTTGCCTAGCATTTTATAGCGTTGGGTATTGCTAACGTGGTTTGTGTAGTTGTCTGGAACGGTCTGGAGTCGTTCGCATTCAGTTGGTGTGAATCTTCTGTATATGCCTGACACTGCTAGTATTGCGTTATGCTCAAAACTGTTCGACGTAACCGATGGTGTTTTCCCGTCTATAGCTCTCTCTCCACCCATGTTATTGCCCCTGGGGCGCAGCATTACAACTGGGTCGGACATTGCCGTCTTATGGTATCTAGCTGTAATTGTTGGACTTTTCCCATTCAAATCAACAACAGCAAGATGGTCAAACCCTGATTTTTTTTCCTTTCGCCTTTTTTGTTTTGCAATGAATCCATTGAGAAGCTTTTCAGATAGAAAATATTTTTCGTCAACTTCTGATTCAATGATGTCAGATAATAAGATCCCATTGGCCGCCGGCGCTTCAAACTCCCAATTAGCCCAATAGTATCGTTGCCTATTCTGAGCGCTCACTAGATTAGAGTTAATAAAAACAGGTTCAACTCCCAACGTCTGACTAATAATGTCTAAGTATTCCTTTTTCATTTTTACGTTTTCAAGCATAAACTTGACGCTTGGATTAACTGATCGGATGTGGTTTAAAATATCCACATACACGAAAAACAGCTTGCTACGAGGATCATCAAACGCCAGTTGCTTACCTGCAAGGCTAAACCCCTGACATGGGGAACCACCGATTAATAAGTTAATGCTAGACCAATCAATATCCCATTCTCGCCAATTCTCAACAGACCCTAGTTGAATTGTATTAGGCCAGTTTTCTTGAGTGACTTTTATTGCATGCTTGTCAATTTCGCTGGCATAGTACGTTTCAACTTCTATTCCTGCTCTATCTAAAGCAATACGACCGCAGCTCATACCATCAAATAAACTTAAAACTTTCATATCATACAAACCTATTAAAAATTCCTGACTTACCATAATCATTCGACGGCAATGCGATGTCTTCACGAGTTGTGCGCGCCTTTGGCTTCTCTCGCAACTGAGCAGCCATAAATGCCGCATTCAGGTCTGCGTCATTTTCTGGCGTTTGCATGATCACGCGACCTGTTCGGACTAGGCCAAACCCCGCCAGCTCTTTGTTGCAAAAGATAACCTGGACTGTATAGCTAGGTTCAGTTAGTCCGTGTTCAGCCTGTAGCGCCTCTGAGAAGTCGCTCAAGTGCATTGTTAGGGTGATTGTTTTCATCAGTAGTACACTCCTGTTTTGTTTTCAATGTGCCAGTCGTGCCAACCAGCTAGCCAGTAAAATTTCCTAGTCATTCTCATGTTGCCGTACGGACATGCTGACCTTTCCTTTGACTTTTTTGCTGCTGCCCTTCCTTCCTCATAAAAGCTGTTCATTACTCAACCTCCGGGCTGATTAGCACAATATAATGATCAGGCAGCACCTCGAAAGTCATTAATGTATTCAACCCAATTGCGCGGCCACTGCTCATACAACCGTATGTTATGTAATCCTTGCCTAGTTCCTGATTGACTTCTGCCAGGCTGGTTGGCTTGTTTGTGTCGATGTTAAATAAGATCATTTTTTGTTGCTCCTTTTGTTTGTCTGCCTATTAAGATAGACGCTGACTCAGTGCTTTGCAAGTATTTTTTCAACATATTCTCGCAAACGAGTATTAGCGGCACGCCTGGCTTTGTTGCTTTTCATGTGGTCGATAGGCTCTGCGTCGTATGCCTCCTTGAATACCCGCTTGTAACCCTCTATTGCCGCCTTTCTGTTTTCGATTGGGAGTAAGCTTAGCTGCTGCTTTATCCACGGCTGGTCTAGTTTGTGCGGTTCCATTCTTCGAACGCCTCCATAGCTGCCTCCCAACCTAGCGCGACACATCCGTAAAAACCTAGCTGATTAATCACTTCTAGGTATTCGACCTGCTCGGGCGCCAGCTTGCTTTTTGTGTGGTCTCTGCGCTTTAGCTCGCAATAGAAACCGCCAACAATAATATCGCTGGCACCCTTCGTCATGCCTTCGGCCTTTTCACGCCTTGCTTGCTGCACTGTCTTTTTACCCTCGTTGCGAATATGCGTAGCAATCCGACCCCATGTATCAGGGTATTTGCGGCGGATCTCGTTAAAAAATGTGACCTGTTCAGCGGTTTCGCTTGGGCAATCTCCACGGAAAATAGTGTCCCCAAATACGGGGACTGTTTTAGGTATTTTCATTTGTTGGTTCCACGTCAACTGGTTGATTATGAGCAAAAACATTCCAGTACTGTTTGCCGGGCTGCTTTTGGTACGTGATCGTTCTTGGCGGCGTGCCTTTGTCACGATGCTCGAAAAACGTCTCTATATCTGGCGCAACCTTGCCGAAAAAGTATGCTTTGCTAAAGTCTTCGTACAATCCACGGTATTTAGAGACTTTGCTGTCTGGATTGTACCAAACATCGAATTTGGCATAGTCTGTAACATAATGAGCTTTTATTGTTAGATTGCCCGCCTTACTCATGTGTTTCTGCATTGAGAATGCCCGAACGTAGTCCGTGCTAACTCTCAGCGGATCGGCTTTCATGCGGTGGAACTCGACAGCTAGGCGCTCGTTGGGGTCAATCAATTCCTCTTTGCATGACTCGCAGAACCGAGCCGCTATATCATTTTCGTGCTCGCACTCATGGCAAGGCTTAGACGACCAGCGGTGTTCACATCGCACTGACTGCCCAGCTACAATGGATTGCCCGAAACAACGGCGGCCAAAGTGCGCTGGCATTGGCTGATCATCTATCATTACTTTATTGCCGGTTAAGTCTGTAAAGTCACCATCCTGATCAATCGGCAATTCGTCAGGATTCGGGCGCAAGCTAAACTCGTTCACAGCATTGCAAAGCGGGCAGCAAACTTCAATCGGCTCGCCTTTGTTCTTCTTACGAGCTTTAATTTGTGGCGTAAATAGGTCGTTTTCTAGTTGGTGGCGCTCTATATTTTCAGCATAGTCCAGAACCAGGCAGTCTTTTTTTTCTGGATGAATGCGAAGGCCGCGACCAATGATCTGCAATAATAAGCTGGCAGATTCCGTTGCGCGCAATATAGCTATAACGTCAACGTGCGGCGCGTCAAATCCAGTGGTTAGCACGCCAATATTAACTAGGTATTTAAATTTGCGTGCTTTGTAGTCATCTATGATTTTTTTGCGCTCACCCGCTGGCGTTTCACCTGTAACCATACGGCTGTTTTCAGGCGGCAGGCTCTCCATGCACTCGATGGCGTGGTTTTTGGTTGCCGCGAATATCATTACCCCCATACGGCCATGAGCGTGCCTTACAACGTCTGCTATTATCTCAGCGGTTTTACGGCCTCGCCCCTCGAACGCTTGCTCGTATTCTCTTTGCGTGTGGCGGCTGATTCCGCTTGTGTCATAGCTCGCTGCGTGGTCAGGATCGGCGTGAGGCTGTGTCAAATACCCCATTTGGATTAGCTCAGGTCCAGTTATCCTGTACAAACATGTATTGTAGAAAGGGTCGAGCGTTTGATCTTCTGGGACCGGATTGCCGTGCTCGTCGTAGGCGTAAATATAACCGCCGCCCATTGTGTAGGGCGTCGCTGTTAATCCAATGACGCGCACATTTGGATTGAATTCGCGTATCTTCTGGATGATCATGCGAATTGTCGGCGTTGTTTTGTGGCATTCATCGACAATGATGGCCGCTGTGTCTTTAAATCCGTTAATGTTTCCCTTTACGGTGCCAGGGGTACCAAAAACAACATGATGCCGCAGCGACTTAGCGCCAGCGCTCGATGAATAGATGGAAGCGTCTAGGCCGTAGCTGGTATACTTCTCGTGGTTTTGTTTTGTAAGCTCAGCTGAAGGCTGCAAACATAAAACACGCTTTCCGCTTGTTCTGTGAACAAAATCAGCTACCTTGGCAACAATGATTGATTTGCCCGCGCCGGTTACTGCTTCAATCATGCAAGGCTCAAAGCTTTTTTTAATCCATTCCAGTATCGCGTCAATGGCGTCCTGTTGATAGGGTCTAGGATCGTACATAGAAAAACCTTAGCCGCGCATTGGCGGCTGTTAAGGGGTTATTTTAGGGACCAGTGTGAGCTAGGCTTCTTCCGGTACTGTTCAAGGTCTACGCCTTTTAGCTCGGGCACTTTGGCATAATCGACTGAGCCTTTGCGCTCAACCTTGGTTAGCTTGTGGCCGTTGATCTCGCTCTGACGCTCGCCGCAGCGCTCGACGATTTCAGCTAGCAGGTCTTTTTTCATAATTTCCATGGCTTTTATTTGATCGCTCAAGTCACTGTATCGGTTTACCAAATCAACCAAAAAACTGTCGTCCTGCTCTTTGTGCTTAGGCTCAAGATAACGCTGTGCGTTTGGCATTTCACGTTCGATTAAATACGAATCATAAAACGCCTTTAGCTTTGGCAGTGCATCGTCAAACCATGATTGGCTAAAAGCGTGCTCCTCGACAGCGTCACCATTTGGCGCCCATTGGTAAAACTTCGCCCATGTGCGGCCAGTGCAGGCCATTTCAATCTGCACTTGTGCGAAGTAATGCGGCTGATCGGTTAGCGACTTGAACTCTGGCAACTCCTTTCCTCGCTGGCCAAACGGGCATTTAATTTCCGCTATGCCATCTTCACCAATAAAACCGTCTGGGCTTGCGCCTAGCCAATCGTGCTCTGGGTGCACGTGGAAGCCCGTCTCTTCTACCGGCTGGTCCAGGTGAAACATCTCAAGAGACGAAATGGCGGTTTGCTCGTTTGCCGTGCCGTA